GCCCAAACTGTGGAGCGCCAAGTGCTCCAGGGCATCCCAACCAATGGTGGTATCTCTACCGTTCGTTTTGAACGCAAGGGTGATCTCCTCGGATACGCGTACATCACGCAACGTACTCCAGCTGCGCTCACCAAGGCGCAATGGGCGAGCAGAATCAAGAAGGTTGAACTCTTGATTGGTGGTCAAGTCATTGATGATCAAACGTCGCATTTCTCACAGTACATCGCGCCAACCATTATGGCCCAAAACACGAGCAAAGGTCCAGACCGCTCTTCCACGAGCACCACTCGATTCTACCCACTTCGATTTTCCTTCTGCGAAAACTGGCAATCGGCGATTCCATTGATCGCCCTCCAATACCACGATGTGGAATTGCGCATCACGTGGGATACGCCAGTGGCCAATGACTACGAAATCCACGCACAATACATTTACTTAGATACCGATGAACGCACGACTCTCGCGTCCATGCCACAAAACATGGTCATCACCCAAACGCAAAAGTCCATCGCGTCGGGTAGTGCCATGCAAGAACTCAACTTCAATCACCCAATCAAGCTCTTGGCGTCATCTAATGTGTTTGACGCCACGTCGCTCGGTATCGCTACGGGTAGCATTAAGCTCCAAATTAACGGTACGGATGTGACGGACTCGAAGCCAACCGTTCCACACTACACGGAAACGTCTCTGTACTATCACACGGCGGCGTCGTCCATCGAAGGTGATGCGGGTAACTACTTCTTGTACCCATTCTGCCTCGAAACCTCCAAATTGCAACCAACCGGTTCTCTTAACTTCAGCCGATTGGATTCCGCGCGTCTCGTGTCTACCGGTGGTTCTTTCACCGCGGGCCAAGACGTGTATGCCGTCAACTACAACATTCTCCGCGTTGAAAACGGTATGGGTGGTTTGATGTACTCGAACTAAATTTATTTACAGGCTAATAACAAATGCTCTGGAAGTATATATTTCTCTTGGCTTTTGTATTCGTACTCACGTACGATCCAAAATCCAGGACACTCGAAAAATTCATAGCTCCCGTGAATCATGAGGAAGCTACTTAAAAAGATTCAACGTTTCTATTACATAAATATGTTGTCTTTCGATCGAGAAACACTCACGATCGTGGCCATCGTCGTCTGCATTGCGGCGACGGTGTACATGTACAAGGAATTCACCAACGCGAAATCCGACATCGAAGGTATCAAAACTTTCTGTAATAAAATCGTTCAAGCGCAACACCAACCATCACCACCACCACGTCAGCAAGTTATCGAAGAGGGAGACGATGATGACGATGAAGAACCAGTCCCCGTAAATAAAATTGCCGACTCAGGGGATAATTAACATCTCCAACGATTATAACTTGCGACATCGCAATGAAAAAATATAAAGCAATCGCAATACCGGTAACATTTACGGGAGACAAACCAAGGTTCCTCACAGTGAGAGATAAGCGCTTTAAGGATTGGATATTCGTGACCGGAGGGTGTCGCCGAAGAGAGATTTTTAATCCGATTCGGTGTGCCCTCCGAGAACTTGAAGAAGAGACTCGTGGTGTGGTCTCTTTAAAACGNGGCGAGTATACGGACTTTAAATTTACAGTAAANGAGAGTCCCACGGTTGATCTCGAATATAACGTATTCGTGTTTTTCGTGAATTACACGAAACCAGAACAAGTGGAACTTGTAAGGAAATTTAACGATGAAAAACAAAAAACAATAGCAAAAAAGATACAAAAACAACCCATCAAACGCACACATGACGAAAACGATTTCATGTCGTTCGATACACTTCAAGAGTTCAGGGTAAAAAAACAATGGGAACGCATCATGAAGAATATTCTAGAAAACCCAGAATTTTATGCATGTGTTACATCTTTGGATAGAAAATCCTTTGCTATTAAATAATGAAGTCCAAGAACTACATTTTAATGCAAATACATGAACTCCTCGTCGATAGACACTCGTACACACCCAAGAAAGCGAATGCTTTTATTGAAGAACACAAGGAAGACAAAGTGTACGAACTTTTGGTATTGAAAAAGAAACTCGTAGAAGATGAACCACAATATCCAGACGTTTCATATAGACGGACGATGTGGCGAAACTTTGAAGAAGACGAAGAAGATTAAAAGAATAAAACTATGTATTGGTAAGTATGTTCAAGGAGTGGTGTAAGATTCATGGCTTCTTTGAAAAAAACCCCAATCCATCACACGTGCTCATGGACGGTGGAGTCCTATCCGTGCCGTTTGATAGATTGACTGATTTTTATGAAAAATATGTGGAATGTGTGAAAGCAAATGAGAAAATATACGTCGTCGAACAAAAGACGGTTGATGCATATAATTTTTTCGTGGATCTTGATTATAAGGATGACGACTCGTTAACTATAGAGGAAATAAAACGAGTATGCAAGGTCATATGCGATAAAGTGTCTAAATATGGTGGTAAGAATGCACTCGTTTCGGTCGCGAAGCCCAAACCCGTGGGTGACCTCATGAAGACCGGTGTACACATCAATTGGCCCGATTTTCCCGTCAATCGAGATTCTGCCATCGCTCTCAGGGAGCACGTGATTGGCACACTCAATCTCGTGTATGGTTCCAAAGATTGGAATGAAATCGTAGATTTGTCCGTGTATGGAAGTAGCGAAAGAAACACACGTGGGAGTGGGTTCAGAATGCCATTCTCACACAAGTGGGTCACACACAAAGACTGCGGTGGAAAGGGGTGTCATGAATGCAACAATGGAAAGGAGATACAGGGTGAGTATCTCCCCGTTTTCGTTTACAAGCATGGACCACTCGCCATGTTTGAACGAATATCTTCCGAACCAACGGTTGAAATTATGTACATGGCAACACTCCGAGTCGAAGGTGTCGAACCAAACATTATAGAGGGGGCTTCCAATAAGTCCGAAGGCTCTTTTACAGCGGCACAACTCAAGAATGAACTCAAAGACCCAGAAACGTGTGCACTTCTCGAGTCATTCATACGAAAGAATATGGAAGGCCAAGGACATGCACGCATAAAAAATGTATACAAGGAGAAAAACAGTTATCTCGTCGCCACGACCTCGAGGTATTGTGAAAACACAAAAAGAGCACACGGTTCAAATCATGTATGGTTTTACATTTTAGGGGATTCCATTTTTCAAAAGTGTTTCTGTAGATGTGAGACCATGCGCGGACGATTTTATGGATTTTGCAAAGACTTTTCGGGTAGAAAACACCAATTACCACCGACGATAGTCGATAAACTTCAAGTGACAAAGTATAAACCTCCCCCGAAGAGACTTCCAACGCCACCGAAACCAGATGATGTAGTTAAAAATGAGCTCAAGAACTACATTCAAAAGTATATGGTAAATGGATGTGACGTGACAGTGCGAGAGATCAAAAAAGACAAAGGTATCAGGAAATACACAGTGTCTTCTGATTACACGTGTAAAGTGTGCGAGGAGATGTGTACCTTTTCGATATCTAAAAGCGAAATTAAGCGAATCTGTAAATGCAAAAATCGCGCACATATGCTCATAGATAAAATAACAAGTAAATTATAGATGTTAGCACTTGCATTTCTCATCGCAGTCATATACATGTCATCTAAACTCGTAAAGAGGGGTACATCCCCAACAATACTCGATGATCTCATAAGGAAGACACACAAGTATTCGGGTCTGAGTGAAGTTCTCTATAGAGAGTTTCTCGCCAATATAAACATGGCGAGAGAATACAGTGGACACGAAGATATATCGAGAAAACTTTTAGAACGCGGACTCGTAAATTTAGAAGATTTAGCACTTGAATCCGTGTCCGGTGATACATCGGTCGTTGAGGAGATACACGAGTTAATAGTAAAGATAAACGCCGAATTTGAAAACACATATAGAAGGACTTAAAGATGTAATGCTAATCGTATACAAATGAGTACAGTTAGAACCCGCTCAGGGCGAATTTCCAAACAACCGGAACGACTCGAAATTTTCGAAGATGTTGAGGATGATTTCACCGACGACGAAGACGAGGACTTCGATGAAGATGACTATGACTCTGAATCCGAAACCGAATCCGAATTTGATGATGATGAGGAAGACGCTGACGAAAACGGGAATTTGGCCGGATTTGTCATAGACGATGATGATTGCGAGAGTGAAGATGAGGAATAATATACTTAAAAAAATAATTCGCCAGATTATAAATGGAGAGTGATATAGGAAATCCAATCGAATACACACCCGATATCATGGATAAAGAGAGTGAACGCGGGCAAGAGGAACAACAAGAACAAGAGCCCATGTATTATTATCCACCTCCCCCACCTCCACCTATGCATCACCAATACCAACCTGAAAAGGTTGATATATTTGCGACACTCGATAAAACGGCGTATACCATTATTTTTGTGGCTTTTATATTAGGCTTCTTCATGGGGAAAACCATGCAACCAGTTATCCTTCGACCAGGATGAGAATCCTTTGAAATCAGTCGTTGGTTCGTCCCTCGATTCTAGGAAATACGCCCGACTCACAACGAGAGGGTCTTTAGATGCAGCTTCTGCGACTTCTGTTGCAGACACGTATGGATCTTCTTCTTCCATCTTCCGTTTAAGTTCCATGACCTGACGGTCTCTTGTGTTTAAACCGAATATGTATAGCGCGATAAGTATGGTCACCACGTTAAGTGCGATGGTCAACATAATTATTATATGCTCATTTTTTTATTTACTTCGAGTTCACTTCTTCTTCTTTGTCTTCTGCTACGGTGATTTGCGCTTCCGCTGACTCTTCAGCTTCTCGTAGTTTTTTTCGCTCCTCAATTTCCTTCGCGACGATTTCATCCGCTTCCTTGACGAGTTCTTCCATGATGACGTCTGGCTTCTCTTTCTTCAATCGTTCCAATACTTCGGCTGGGTGACTGATTGGCGTTTCATCGGGTTTCGTGTAATACTTTGAGTTTTCGTCACCCGGCTTGATGAATGTGTTCGCACCAGTATCCATCATGTCTCGCTTACGTTCTTCAAACATCTTCGCCGCCATTTGTTGGTTTTCCTTGTATCCAGACATCAACGCCTCGAGCTTTTCATTCGTGTAGTGTACGTCCTCGATAGCAGTCGGGTCGGGTGGAATCAATAGCCACTTATACATGTCGACCACGTAAATATCAAACGTCGCGTCTTCCTTTTGGAGACGCTTCGCGTGAGATGCGGCTTCTTCGCGGGAGTTGAACGCACCACGAATCTTGATACCGAACTTATCATTCTTTTGTGGACACTCTGGGCCTACCACGGAAAGACAGGCGTAGAGTTGACCGGGGACGGTAGTGTAATCTTGTTCGAGCGACATTTTCTAAGAAATACTCGTGTTAAAACTTTAAGCCAGGTTAAAAACAAATCACGTATTGATATAAATGCACGCATTTTGGAATACACAACCCATGCCACGTGCACACGGGGATTATATAGGTGAAATCGATTCTTCGAGAACATACAGTGAAACACCCATCGAACTCCCCGAAGAATATGAATGGTCTGTGTGTTCCATTGACGAGGCGGCGCATCTACTGAGTGCACATTACATACGAGACGAACACTTTTCACTCGAATACACGAAAGAGTTCGTGGAATGGGCCACTGAACCAGATTGGAACCTCGGACTTCGAACCAAAAGTGGTGGGAAGCTCGTTGGTTTTATTTCGGGTGTACCTTCTAAATATAGGATACACGATAAAGTCGTCGACGTTCTACAGATTAACTTTCTGTGTGTACACGATACGATTCGAAACAAACGCCTCGCGCCCCTGCTCATATCCGAAATACGTAGAAGAGCTAACGCGGTCGGAATATGGCAAGCCGTGTATACGGCTGTCGCGGAGTTACCCACACCCATCGCGAAGACGCGGTACTGGCACAGACTTCTCAATGTACCCAAACTCAATAAGGCTAAATTTTCACAAGAACGCGAACGCCCACATCGTCTCATCGGGGGTACTTCACACTCGTTTATTATGAAACGAGACGTACCACGCGTAACACGTATACTCAATAGACATTTGTCTAAATATGCGATAGCACCCGTCATAGACGAGGCATACGTAACACGGTGGTTGATTTCAATCAAAGATGTGGTACATTCATACATAGATGAGGCGGGACACGTCACGAGTTATTACTGTGTTCCATACACTTCCGTCAAAACTGGTATTCGTGTGAAGCAGGCATACATGTTTTATGACACGGGTGACGAGCTTAAATCGGCGGCGATTCTCGCACGCAATGCGGGTTTCGATGTTTATAATACACTCGACGTTGGTTTAAAACACAGTACACTTCGTGATTCAAAATTTATGGAGGGTAACGGTCATAATCACTGTTACGTTTACAATTGGTCTTGTGGTAACGTTTCACCGGAAAATGTTTTTATGAGATTTTTCTAAAATTAAAAATAAAAAAAATTATTTTTTTCTACGCTTTCTTCTTTGAAAAGTTTCTGAAAAAATAAAAAAAGTTTTTTGTGTTTTTAAAAATGAAAAA